CTCCACCGTGGCAGCGGCAGGTATGAAGTCGTCCCTGCCCAGCTCCCGTAGCCTCTGCTCGATATCCTGCTGCCCGTCCAGCCACGCCTGCTGATGGACGTTGACCTGCTTCTTAAAGGAGTCCAGTAGCAGCCAGGATGCCTGGGCTATCATGTGGCTGGTCAGGACAGCCCTCTCGTCGGCAGGGTCGGTGCTCAGGAGGCTGTTGGTGAACCCCTGGCATGTCGCCCCGAAGACCTTCAGGATGGCCTTGTAGCCGTCCGTCCTTGCCGTCTCCACCAGGGCCTCACGCTCCTTGTCCGTGAGCATGAAGTCCGTCCTGATGTCAGCGGGCACCGCCTGCCTGCCGCCCTCCAGCCCCAGCCAATGCCTAGCCGCCTTGCGTAGCCATGTAGCCACCGCCTGCCTCCCCTCCCTGCATCTCCGGCTCTATCGCCTTCTCCAGCGTGTGGCGGAGCGCAATCTGCACCGCCTTGGCGTCGTTCTGCTCGTAGTTGATATCGCTCTGGTTGCGGGACTTGTTGTTGTCGATGGCCATCTGTTTCTGCGCCCCCATCCCGCCCGCAAGCTGCGCCTGCTGCACCATGAACTCCTTCTCCTTCTCGTTCATCTCACGCACCAGGTCATAGCGGTTGGTGAACTCGGAAGTCTCCATGAACATGGCGCACAGCTCCCCCACGTCGATGGTCTTGCCCACCTGGTGGAGGTTGGCAAGGAGCGCCTGGTTCTCGAAGATGCTCGACAGCAGGGGCATGACCTGCGCCATCGCCCGCTTGGCGGCAAGGTGCTGCGTCGCCAGTATCTCGAACTTCGTCCTGCCGTTGAGGTATTTCTCCTGGTCGAACCCGGCAGCGTACTCCGTACCCAGCTCCTCGCCCAGGATGTCCTTGAACTGGTCCTCGGGCATCTGCTCGTTGACCATGTGGTCCATCTCGTAAATCCAGGGAATCAGGACGTTATTCACGAAGATGGTGACAGGACCCTGGATGCGGTTGGCCTGGGCGGAGGCTATGTAGCCCGCACCTGTAGCCGTCCTCACCTGGGAGGTGCCGGTGCCACGGGTGCTGCCCTGCACGTTGCGCAGGTCTGCGCCCGAGGTCTCCTCGGAGGTCTCGTCGGAGTTGGCGAGCACCTGCCAAAGCTCGGGCGGGACACGGGGAAGCTCCAGTACCTTGAATGCCTTGTCAACGTCGTCCTCGACGCTGATGATGCCCCCCCGGCGCAGCCTGATGTTCTGCCCCGGCATGTTGGCGGTCGCCTTCCTCAGCATGGGAGGGTTGACCAGCATGCTGAGCAGGTTGATGGCTGCGTTCCTGCCGCCTGCCTCGATGCGGGCCTCCTGCGAGACCAGCATCCCTACCCCTATGCTCCAGAAGGACTTGGGTATCCTCCACCAGTGGGAGGAGTAGAACGGAATCTTGCCCCACTCGTTGGGCTGGTTACAGACGCACTTCTTGTCCTGGACGATGACCGTCTTGCGCCTCTTCGTCCAGTGCTCGACGACCTGGAGGGGGTGCATGAGGGGGTCGCCCGAGGTATCAAGGTTGCGCTGCTCGGCATGCGGGATGACGAGCGACTGGGTCATGTGCGCTTCCGGGGCGGGCAGGCCCTTGGCGGGCTCCACGGGCGTCTCGAACCAGGAGCGTATCTCCACCAGGGTGGGGACGTCCCATCCCGGCTCCCCCCGGTGCTCCTCGCACATTTCGATGAGGTCGTAGCCGGTCATGAACATCACGTGGTAGACGAACTTGGCCTTGCGGATGTCGGATACTTCGAGGCTGGGGTCAACCCCTATCTCCTCGTTGGGGATGTGGACGAACTCGGGCCTCCAGCACTGGACGGTGTCCTCCACCGCCTCCCACTGCCTCGACCCCTGGGTCTGGAGCTTGAAGCTGGCATAGGTGCCACGGTAGGTGGCGGGGGGCTGCACACGGCGGTAGCGGGTCTTGACCTTCTCGGTCATGCAGTCGCCCCACTTGTAGACGGAAGTGCCGAAGAGGATGGTGTAGAACCAGCCGTAGTCAACGCTGGCCTCGAACTCCATCTCCCGGAAGAGGCTGGAGAAGATGACCTCCTTCTGCCTGCATATCTCCTGGGTGGTGCCCGGCGTGGTCCTCAGCTTGAAGAACGGCGACTGGAAGAATATCGAGTTCTGAACGGCGGGGCAGAGCGTGTTGACGTGGCGGGCGACCTTGAAGGACTGGATGTTGGCCTCGGGGACGGTAGACCCCTCCCATACCGGGGTAAGCCTGGGGGGATTATAGACGACGTCTATCTCCCTCCACCTCTGCGCCCACAGCTTGCGGGTCATAAAGTCTTCTGTTGCACGGACATCGTGTCTGACTATCTGGAGGGCGGTATCATTGTCCACCGTGCCGTCTGTGGACACCTTCTTGACGGGGACCTGGGCCACCTCGGGGGGGCCCTGCGGGATAAGTGCCATCTGGTTCTCCTACCTAATACTCTGCTAGACCTACTGGTACCAGTCGCCTACCGGCATCCCCGTGACGGGGTCGCATTCTGCCACTGGCACCGGCTCGGGGGGAGGAGGGGCGGGAGGCGCATACCTGCCTACCCCGAATATCATCCCCCAGCGCATCTCCTCCCTCAGCCTGTCCCAGTTCGCCTCCCGCTCCGCCTGCACCTCGGGGTTCTTGGCCCTCTGGCGGTACATGAGGAGGCGGCTGACGGCATCGGCCATGTCCCTGGCCTTAATCTGGCCGAGGAGCTGGAGGAAGAGGCGCTCCAGGAGGACGATGTTGTCGGCGAACTTCAGCCTGCCGTCCAGGAGGATGGGGAGGAGGCCCTTGATGCGCACCTCCTTGGAGTTTTCGGAGCTTCCCTGGCCGAGGGGTATCCATTCCAGCTTGGGCATGACGACTCCCAGCTTGAGCGCCCAGGTATTGAAGGTAGGCTCCAGCCAGTCCGCCCCGTTCACGTCCTCGATGCCCAGCGCCTCGGGGTTGTATGCCTTGATGGTGCTGACCACCTTGTAGCCTATCTCGTTGGAGTTGAACCTCCCGGCGATGAGGTCCTCCACGTAGAGGCAGTCCTCGTGCCAGCGGCCCACGGCGAAGGCGGTCTCGCAGGCATTCTTGCCCTTGCCGTAGGCAAGGTCACCTACCATGAACACCCTCCCCGCCCTGGACGGAATCTGGAAGGGAGAGAGCTTCGCCGCATCCAGGTCGGGGCGCAGGAAGGACTGGGCGGAGGCTATATTGGCGTTGCAGAGGTACTGGCTGCCGTGGCTGGAGCGGTTGAGGCGCATGTCCTCCCGCATCTGGTCTATCGTCCAGATTTCGGGACAGAGCAGGCAGATGTTCTCGTCGGGGGTATCAAGCTCGGGGGCACGGCACTCGGTAAGGCCAGCCTCGGGGCCTGTGCCCTTCACCCACCAGGCAGGCCAGGACTTGTACTTCAGCTTGCCCGGTATCTCCCTCTCGCCGTAGGGCTGCTCGGAGGATATCCCGTAGGTCGCCATCAGGGTGCCGTAGGCGTCGGCAGGGTCCCAGCGTGTGCCGACTATCTGGCGGAAGCCGTGGGCGGGCAGCAGCTTCTTGGCCATCTGGAAGCGGTCGTCAATCTTCTTGAGGGTAGCGGGAGAGCCTAGGGCAGTCTCGTTGACGATGTCGTCGCATATCTGGATGCCGCAGCGCCAGCCCGCAGAGGCACCCAGGATGCACAGCGAGTAGACGGTCGGGTCCTTGAGCCTACGGGTGCGGGCAGGGCTCTCGTAGTTGTCAGCCCTGCCCTTTCCGGACCCTGTCTCGGGGATGGCAAACTCGGGGAAGAGCAGGTTGAACTTGCTGGGCCGGGCATTGTCGTTCCATATGGGAAGGCCGTTCTTGTCCCTCTTGCCGTCCCAGCCGGGGACCTGGAAGTAGGACTTCACCAGGCCCACGATGCTGTCCGAGAGGTCGGCGTCGCCGGTCAGGATGGAGATGGTATCGTTGGGAAAGCAGATGGCCCACTGGACGGCGTCCACGGAGTTGAGGGTGGTCTTCCAGGCGAACCTTGGAAGGATGAGCAGTCTCGTGCGGGTATGCTCCGGCTGGTCCTTGAGGGTCCTGGAGGGGTCCTTCTTGGCGAAAAAGTCACACAGGGGACGGTGGAAGTGCTCGATCAGGGGGATGTCAAGGATGTCATGGGCGAGGAACCATAGGTCGGTCTGCGCCTGGTAGCGGAGCTTCTGGTCACGGTGGGATATGTCC